GCATCTCGTACTGATGCTAAGGCTAAAGACTTGATAGCTTATCATCTAACCCCAAAGAAGAACAGTAAGACTGGTGCATCTGGCCCGTACATTCCTAGAGTACAGGGCGGTCTTGGATGGAAGACTGGAGGATATCATTACATCATTGAATACGATGGCAATATCGTGCAGACGTATGATGAGTCTGTGGTAACTAATGGCGTGAAAGGATACAATGCCAACAGCATACACATATGCTTGGTGGGTGGAAGGGAAGGTAAAAGTAACTTCTCTCCGCAACAATGGGATTCTCTTCAACGTGTCTTATACGACACAAGCTCACGGTATAATGTACCTGTAATGGGACACAGAGATTTATCTCCAGATCTTGACGGAGACGGAATAATAGAGCCTCACGAGTGGGTTAAGCTGTGCCCCTGCTTTGATGTATCTTCTTGGTTAAAGTCAATCAACTTCTATGGCGATAAAAATAAATAAGACAATAGAGATAGTCATCTTGGTTGGCTTGGTAATGTTTCTTCTTGGAAGAGTTATTGGACACTACTCATCTCCAACAAGGAAGATTGAGAAGATAAACGACAGAAGAGAGACTATAACAAAGGAACTGTTTGAAGCAGAAAAGGAGAGGATGAGGCTGATGCATAACATAGATAGCCTTAGATGGGAGAATATGTACAAACAAAAAGAGATAGACAGCCTAAACTTCCTGATAGAAATTTCCCAAAAATCGTATAAAAATGAAACAAGTCGTATTCGTTATTGGAGTGATGCTAAGCGTGATAGCTTCTGGAGAGTTGAAAGCTCAAGGAATCCCTAAGAGAATCGTTGTAGCTGGAGATACTGGAGTGTTCTGGAATAGAAAGTCAGAAGAGATACTGATCTCTAAAGGCATAGAAAGGATACAGCTATTGCACGAGAACTTACTTCTGAAGTATAAGATACAAAAGTACGAAGCCATCGTTGCTAACGACAGCTTGATGTTTGTTAAGTACGAAGAAGTGATAGGTAATCTAGAAGATCAATCAGACAAGCTATTGAAGGAGAACTTGAAGATGTCTGAGGAATTAAAGAAGGGAGTTATTAAAGCTGACAGAAAGAGAAAGTACAACAACATAAAAGTTATAGCTGTTGCACTTATCTCCTTCGGTGGTGGTTATTATTTAGCTAAGTAGTTAGTCTCCGTATGGGCCTGTTAATGTGCGTGTTCTATACTGTCTCGCCCATCGCTCATATACTTCTGCCTTGCGTAGATCTTGAGTGGCATCATCTTTCATTCCTGCTCTCATCCGATACTTGAAGGCACACATCTCGCAGTGTATTGCGAATGCATCGTCTCCCCATATTCTACGCATCATGTCCTTTACTTCAACAGAGAAAGATGTGTAGTGGTCTGGTGAATTAACCATATCTTTTTTCGGTTGTTCTGGTGATTCAAGTCCTAGTTTTATCCTTTCAAATTTTTCCATTGTATTGTGCTTTTTTCGTTAATGTCTTTTATTGTCATTGAATAACAGTCTTGCTTTACAGTGAATCCGTTATCTCCTTCCTTCTCTCCCTTCTTGTAGAAGACAGCATTGGAAAAGAACTCATCACGTGTAATAAGTCCGAGAACCCATCCTCTTGTCATGTCGTTCATCACGCGAACAAAAGCATAGGCATCGCACTTCTGGTGTAGTGATGTGCTAGCTACGCTGCATTGATAGTATTCAAGTGGTGCGGCAGATGTTCTCTTGGTCTTAACGTCTATCTTCATTCCAGACTCAGATATGATATCGTAGTCTTTGCACGGAGAGTATACGCCACCAAGATGACGAAGTATTATAGATTCGCCAAGAAATCCACTTAGGTTTCCTTGACCTCTTGTTATTGAGTTTCTGATAGCCCCCATGTCAAGAGCCATCTCAGCAGCAGCAATAACATCTTCTCTATGTATGTTAACTTCTAGCATCAGCAGCGTTGAATATACCACCCAACTCTGCCTTTACCCCAGTGTTAAACTTATCTATTGCCCTGCCTACTTCATGAATGTCTGATATTGGATCTCCTGCATTGTCGTGTAATGACTCATACAGTTCCGCTGTCAGAACGTGTATCATCTGCGTAGCATCGCAGTACTCTTTACTTAGTTCGAATTTCATCTTTTATTTTGTTTATGCAAATGTCTACCTGCTTGTTGTTCTTCGGTAGGAATATCATATAGTCTTCCATTCCATTGTCTACCACGTGCTTCAAGAACATCTTCCACCGTATGTGAAACGTGTGTTGAGATGGGACGAATCCCTTTGTCTCTATGATGAACTTGTGTTTGTGGCTGACGAAGTCTGGCTTGTAGGTCACTGGAAGTACCTTCTTGCCAGTAGCATTGATCATCTCTGGCTTACCTTTGGTTGACTTGTAATACACCCCAGAAAAAGTAAACGCAGGAGACAGCTCTATTACTTCAGACTCGTACTTAAAGTCGATCCCTTCCCGAGTTAGGGCGTCAAAACAATAAGCTTCAAGACCAGATTTTAAAGCCTGTCCCCCACGTTTTATTTTTTTAGCAGGAACCTTGCGTGTTTTATTTCTTTTCACGCTTACCAAAATACAAGATTTTACAATAGACTAGTCTGTTGTTTTTTCAACAATCCGTCTATACTTGGAAACAACATAGGCTCCATACCTATGAGTCTGAATCCACTCTCTTGTTGGTTCATCTCAAAGAGAAGTGGCAAACTCATTGGCGTTGGCTTACCTCCAGTCTCCTTATTCCTAACCTTGCGCACGTGGAACTCAGTAGTCATTCTTATGTTGTGTTCTGGATGTTGGATCTTTCTGTGGAATGTCAAGAAGCAGTCGCTCCTATTCACCCACTTGCCACCGTGTTCTGTGTCTTCTGCATACGGAGCTTCTGGGTATCCATCAGAATCCTTTCTACGTTGAGAGTCTGTAAAGCTGTGAGCGTTCACCCACACTGCTATGTCAAGACGAGTCGTTGCAGTTAGGAATTGAGATGCTGCTTCGTAGTGATACTCGTGAGTACCTACGCCACGAGAGGAAGACAGATCAACAGTCAGTGAGTTGTATGGATCGATTAGCAGTCCGTCTATAGGTCTATTACGCATGATCTTCTCTGTGAAGATTAGCAGGTCGTAGTAGCTATAGATAGTTCTGTTGTCGATAACAACAAAGTGTTCTTCAACCCACTTCCATCCGAACTTAAGTTCTGTGTGTGACAGGTTCTTTACTGGCCTATTAAACGCATACTGAATGAGTCGCATCTTTATAGCTGCTGTCTTATTCTCAGCAGAGTATATCACCCACTTCCATCCGTGATTAACAGATGCAGCAACCATAAGCCACAAAGCTAGTGTAGTCTTGCCGATGTTGCTATGTCCGTTTATCATTACGAACTCACGCTTGAATCTGAAATACTCGTCAAGGACTTTGTTACCCGTGCTTAGTCCGGGTTCAATACGTCCAGCCAACAGATCCTGCACCCACTGAAAGTCTACATCGTCTGAAGATATGAATGACATATCTCCATCCATAATAAGCATCTCTCGTTTGATACGCTCTTCGTCAGCTACCACTTCAGATATAGGCATTGACTTACCTTTCTCTATCCCGTCTAGGATAGTACTCTTTGCGTGTTCAATACTGTCTACATCTCTGTATGATATCTCACGAACAAGAACTCTGAAGGCTTCGTCCTCTTCTATCTTACCAGCAGAAATGTAACCTCCAATGAGAACAGATGCACGTATTAGCGTAGCGTGTTTCTCTCCGTCCTTAGCTCTGCGTATCATGTTGGCTGCAATCTGTAGCTTGCTGTAGTCTGTTGAGATGACTATGTTCTTTGGCTGTTGAACCTTTTCAGATATCATTCCTCCGTACACGTCAGCATCTTTGACTATGATCTCGCTGTCGTAGGACTCAAAACAAGCCCGTGATTCATTGATCCCAGACTCGTCGACATTCAGTCCATACGTTTCGGCAAAGTACTTTACAAGGCTTCTAAAATGATCTCTGTGTCTTTCTGGGTTAGAGATCTCAACTAGACATTTGATCCCATCTCCAGAAGGAGATATCCAGCAGGCATACACATACGAGTCTGTGGCTAGCACCCTCTTAACTTGATCAACATCTACATGGTCAAAGTCAAGAACAATAAGACCAGAGTGTCTGCGGTTGTCTTTGTCTTCTCTCTTGTTGAAGTATCCACTCCACAGAACTATAGGTAGCTGAGTCTTACTCTCTTTGTTTCCGTTTCGAACCTCAGCAATGCGTAGTGAACTCTTCCCTTCCTTTATCCTGTTCAGTGCAAACTCCACTGATATGTGATGAGGGTTCTCCTTCTCGTACACATTCTTGTATATCGTTACCAGTCTCTCTATTATTGGCTTTTGCATATGCTTCGTTTATTTTATTTAGTTCTTGTA